TTAATTATTTTAATTATTTTAATTATTTTAATTTATAATAAATAATTAAAAATCGTTATTCATCGCGGGCGTGCAGATTAAATCGTAAAACTGTACATGTTGGATTGAAGCGGGCGACTGGCAAATGAGAGTTTCGTGTCTTGCGGCTTCGGTGCCTCAATCGTTTGAGGAACAAACATTAATTCCTTCGGTTTCAATAAAAATGCGCTCTTCATTGGCCCCGACTCAAACCAGTCGTTATACACCGCCAAGTTCCCGTCTCGCGTCAGCTGAAACGATTGTGCCATGCACTGACACCCCGCTAATGACGGCGGCATCGGGTCATAATTTTCCGCCGACATGGAAGGATCCGGCGTAACAATTGTCATATATTGCTTGTTAAACGACGTCAGTTCCGTAATATCCGGACTGTTTAGCACATTGAACACCGTCAAAATTCTCAAAAATGCATTGCTCGTCAAATTCGTGATTTCATACATGCGCTCCGCACCCGGTTGGTACAACAGCGGGTTGCTTTCCACAATAATGACAACTTTACCGCTAAACTTACTCACCGGTTCGGCGCATATATTTTTCCCGCCAAATTCGTGATTGTATTCTGGAAGCAAGCGATTGTTCAGGTTCGATTTGATTATATCCGCCATACTATTCAAAACGTCTACATCATTGGTTTTAATTCGGAATAATAGTAGCAGCGGGTCGCTGGGATTGGGGCACACGTTTGAACTGGGACTAAATGCCGACGTGGCCACCGCGCTCATGGCTTCGTCGAAAGAAACCGAATTGTAGGTTTCCTTAATACACTTGTCGTCGCTTAACGACGTGGAAATAATGGGCTGCCCGTTTCTGCCGTACACTTCGAAATCGAGACACCTGCAGCCCATTCTGATTGCGTGCTGAAGCGCGCAAACGTCGACGTAATCGTTTGAAAAGTTTCCGGTGGAACAAGCGTTGTATGCCGTTTTTATATAGTAATCTCTCAATAAAAACTGCGATGACGGGTCAGCAGAAGCCGTAGTAATCCAACTTGAATTTAGTGCCGCCGGTTTTTTGCCGTTTAACCGTTTGCAGCTTTTCGGAAGCAGCGTAAATTTATAATACACGTAATATGCGATACAACCCGCTATAAATATAACCAGCGTGCATCCTATAATATGGATTAGCGTTGTATTATCCGTTTGCGAAACATACGATTTTAATTGCATTTTTAAAGCATTGGCGGAATCTGTTAAACCCGAAACCGCAGATTCTGCAGGAGCTCCAGGAGTGCTCGACATTTGTTCAACTATATTAAATGTTTTGATAAATTATATAATTATAATTATGAATCAATAAAATGAGTTGGTAATAAAATTCTAAATATTATAATTATATTTTATATATATTTTAAATTATTGGAAATGTATGCAATTTTATAATTCATACAATTGTATTGTAAATTGTAATTTTATAATAATTATAATTCACTAATTATAATTCACGAATTATAATTTAAAATAATTATATATAGATTATATAGTATTTTAACATTAAAAATAAAATATATATCTCTCTTCTCTCTAAAAATATTTCATACAACTAAAATAAATAAATAATAATACAATTCTATGGCAGGAGGTTTATTAAATTTGGTCGCATACGGCAACCAAAACGTCATTCTGAATTCGAATCCCAAAAAGACATTCTTTAAAACAACATATGCAAAATATACAAATTTCGGTTTGCAAAAATTTAGAATCGATTTCGACGGGCAACGAAATTTACGGCTGAACGAATCTTCTAAATTCACATTTTACATTCCACGTTATGCCGAGCTTTTAATGGACACGTACCTGGTTGTAACACTACCAAACATTTGGAGCCCCATTCTACCGCCTCAAGGCTGCAGACAGTCGTGGACGCCATATGAATTCAAATGGATTGAAAACATCGGCACGCAAATGATCAAAGAAATCACAATTTCAGTCGGAGGCCAGACGCTTCAAAAGCTAACAGGTGGATACTTGCAGGCAATCGTGGAGAGGAATTTCAACGGAACTCAGCGTGACTTGTATAACCGCATGACCGGAAACATCCCCGAGTTGAACAATCCCGCCGCGTTTTCATCCAACAACGGCAACTATCCCAACGCCTTTTATAATTACACCAATAACCCGGCAGGCATTGATCCATCCATTCGATTCCGAAAATTGTATATTCCCATCAATGCGTGGTTCACGCTCAGCAGCAAAATGGCGTTTCCGCTTGTCGCGCTGCAATACAACCAGCTCCAAATCGACATTACGCTGCGCTCCATTCGCGAGCTGTTTGTCATTCGCGACGTGTCGAATCCGGCCACCGGTATCGCAACTGCTGCGCCCAGTACCGCGAACACGGCGCCCCCTTATTTCCCGGAATACATCACGCCGAATTATATTCAGCCCAATTTTAATGACAATTTGCAACAATTTTATCGATTCATTCAGCCGCCGCCAAATATCGAACTGGATTACGGAAGTTCGACGCGCAGCGACTGGAATGCCGACATTCACCTGATGTCCACTTACTGCTTCTTGTCCGCAGACGAAGCCAAGCAATTTGCAACCGTTCCGCAACAGTACTTGTTTAAATCCGTGTATCAGTGGGATTTTGAAAACGTCACCGGCAGTCGTCGCGTCTGGCTGCAAAGCACGCTCGGTATGGTCGCCAGCTGGATGTTTTATTTTCAAAGGAGCGACGCATACCTGAGAAACGAGTGGGGAAACTATACGAATTGGCCTTACAAGTATAAACCGGATGGATTACTTCCGGCCCCCACCACAGTTCCAGTATGGACGCCGCCGACGTGTGATTATCCCCCGCCGAATCCCCCCCCGTATCCCACAAATCTTGGGCCCGGTCATAATTGGATATTAAATGCAAATACTGGATATTGCATTACGCCGCCATTCAGTGTTCAAAACCAAAAAGACATTCTTTTAAATTTAGGAATTTTATTGGACGGCAAATACAGAGAGAATTTACTCGATGCAGGGATTTACAACTATTTGGAAAAATATAACAGCAGTCGCGGTTCAGCACCCGACGGACTTTATTGTTACAATTTTTGTTTGGATACTGAACCGAGAGATTTTCAACCTTCGGGGGCAATCAATGCCAGCAAGTTTTCAACGATTGAGCTTGAATTTACCACGTTTTATCCGCCGCTGGATCCGGAAGCGCAATTCCTAACCATTTGCGACCCGGAAACTCAAGTTCCCGTTGGTGTCAATAAACCAACCTGGAGAATATACGACTACAATTACAACCTCACTGTTTTCGAGGAGCGCTTCAATATGCTGACATTTGTCGGCGGAAATTGCGGTCTCATGTATGCAAGATAAAATAAATTGAAAAAATAAGTTCTTTATTTCTATTTTACAGTGTGTTCTTTGCTTTCACTTTTTGAAATGGCGACCACGATGACAGCAAAAGAACTGGGTCAACTTCAGCGAAGAATGAATGAGCTACTTCAAGGCGGCAAAATGGACGAGTTTCGCTTGTTGCTCAATGAGAATGCAGAGTTGATTCAAACAACGAGAGAAAAAGGTATAATTACCATGGTGCTACGGTTTGCGATTTTGGAACGCGATGATGCGCGCATTGCTTCCGTCTTTGACCGCCTTTCTATGAAACGCGACTATTTTGCGCTGATGGTTTACAATCCCGACCCTGAATACTGCACACACTTGTTCACGCGATACATTGACGCCGCGCTTCTCGATTCCAAAGACATTCGATTCATGATTGAAAATCGGCTGACATTTCTGTTTCGCCATTTGGACGGCAAGTTTTTGCACGATGCAGATGCAGCAGCAGATGATGCAGCGGTTACACACGCACAATCCGACATTTCGCACTTGTCCACGTATTCGCTTCAAGGATGCGAGCACTATATTCAAAAAATTGTTGCTCAAATGGAAAAATACCCAAAAAATAAATCCAAACAGCATGAAGCCGTTTTGAACCAACTTAAAACCACCCTTTACGATGCAATCATTGATGGCGGAAATGTTCTGCATTCTAGAAACGGTAGCCCGTGCGTCGACGATTTGAACGCCATGATTCAACTTGTTCGACAAAACGGGTGCAGTCCGCTTATAATCATTCACAAATCGCACACCGACGAACGACGCAATCCATCCTACGCTCCGCGCATCAATGCTGTGTTACGCGACGTGCCTCACATTACTACTCCGGTTGGAATGAACGACGACTTGTTCATCTTGTTGGCATACTTGATGCGCCAACAAAATGGCAGGCGCATTTGCATTGTCACGCGCGACACGTATACCGACCACATGGACAAATTCAAACGCGCGGAAAAGGATGTGTCGGATGACTTTGGAAAATACTTGGCCAACGATCTCATTTCATTTGTAAATAATCATGGCAAGTTAGACCTTTGTAGTCGCGTGACTCAACCCTTTTCGCACTGCATTCAAATCGTTGAACCGTATGCATACATTCCATTCACCGCACAAAATTCACCTCGCCAAAGTTTTCGAAAAATTCAAATGTAAAAATGTAAAAATGTAATAACGTAGAAATAAATGTAGAAATAATTGTAAATAATATTAAAAAAAAAATAAACAAAATCAAAAATAAACAATAAAGAATAAACAAGTATTTTTTTTAGTATATTTAATATATTACATCATTGAATATTATTATCATGTATTTATCTTACAACCAAAAAGAGACAAATCAAATTATTTATAATGAGATTGAAAAAGCTTCAAAATATATTCACATTACAACCATGTTCTTTAACGATACTGACTTATCATTGAATTTTATAAATTTACTTAATCATAAAATAAGAGAATATCCAGATATTGAAATTCATATCAATATTGGATTGAATCCGTTTTTAAAAACAAATATTAAAAAACATACAATGGATAAAAAAATACATGTTAGATTCATTCCTATGAAGCATTTAATCCACGTGTATCATATTCGTTTATTTTCTACTGAAAATATTTTTGCTGTTGGCGGCATTGACTTGGTGCAGTTAAATATAAATGAAAATTATATACAATTTACTTTATTTATACCGACTCAAAATAATATTTTTATAAGTAAAACCATAAATAATAAAAGCATATTGTACGACCTTACCGAAAATGAAAATTATTATAATGTTTCAGATGTATATCCATACAGAAAATTAGAGGAACTCATACATGAATCAAAAGAACATATATTTATCGATAATCAATACCTTTTTAGTAATTCATTCATAAATAAACTTATTAAAAAAAAAACAAATAGCCCTGATATTAAAATTGAAGTCTTTTCAAACCATGATCTTAATAATAATTCTATGAAAAGTAGAAAAAAATATCCTTTTAAGAAAATAGAATATGCGTTATTCAGTTATTTAGCAGAATTTTCAATGAAAAAGTTAAGAAAATGGAACATTACTGTTAAAACTTCTGAGAATAAATATACTCATAATAAACTTTTCATTTTCGATAAAAAATATATATTTATTGGATCTATGAATATATTAGACAAGTCACTTAGCATTCATGGTGGAGATATAGAAATATGTGTTTTAATTAAAAATAAAAAATTGGCAAATGAAATGCTCGACTACTACGACAATCATATTTTTAACCTATTGTAAACAAAAACTTTTTAATATAATAAATATACTAATAAACATACTAATAAACATACATTTTATTATTTAATATATTTAATATATAGTAATAATATAGTAATAATTTAGTAAAATGCCCAAAGTGTCCAAATGCGACAACAAGAATAAAAAAACGCAAAAAAAATATGCATCGCGTCCATCTCCTGCGTTCGCCGCAAATGACTGCAAAAATAAAACCAAAAAAGGAAACAATGGCAAGTTTTTTAAATCGGTCGCAGATAAAAATGGAGTTTACAAGTGGGTTCCGATTGTTAAAAAAAAATAAAATTATAATATCGGTTTAAAATATACAACATTTTTTTATTGTTATTGTATATTTTAAATTACATTAATTACACCAGTGATAAAAATGAATATTAACGCTCCAGATGCTGAATTGGCTGACTTGATCCAGCGCCCTGATGTGATAATTCCTCGTAATGACGGTAGAGCAAATCCGGTCGGACAACGGCTACAGCAGCCTCAACAACCACAAACAATAAGACTAATTGGAAATAATTGGACGCCTAATATGCCGGCAAACGGAGGATATCGAACAACAAGTAAAAATAGTAAAAAATATAAAAATAAAAATAAAAATAGAAAAAATAAAAATCGTAAACGCCGCCAAACAAAACGACTTATGAAAAAACGAAAACATTAAAATAATTCATAAAATTGAAAATTGGTACTACATTTATTTTCTTTTTATCCCAATCACGATACGATCATAGAAAGTATGATAGAAAGTATGATAAAAAGTAAAAAACTCGTCTGCGATATAACGCCACAACTTGCCGAATTCCTAGGCGAACAACCGGGTCGCAAAAAAATATCGCGCACGGATGTCACGCGCAGAATCGATGCATACATTCAAGAGAATCGCCTTCAAGATATTATGAATCCCACGAATATTTATCCCGACAAGAAGCTAATGACACTGCTTTTATCCGCATTTACCCTGAATCCAAGACCGTATCCTAAAATGATTACATTTGAAATGCTGCGCGACATTATTTCAAATCATTGTCTCAACTGTCGATACGAAGAATATTACTACCACCGTATTCCTGGGACCAAATCTACGAATCATGATTCTGTTTGTGAACATTGTTGTCACCATTGCCACCAAAAAAAACAATATCGTCGTCATCGCGATAACTATAATGATGACGACGACGCATTGACATTCACGTTTATTTCATGCGCACTCATACTCCTCTCTTTCATTACAATCGCAGCGCTCCTTTATAAAATCTTCTAATGGTTCTAGCTGACCCGCATCGTCGCTTACACGCATTCTATGAACACACGTCAAATAGTAACAATTGTCGCTCGGATTGTATGTTTTTTCTTCAATCAAGTAACTGTCGGGCGGAATGGTTATAAACGTGTCGCATTCATAGCCGCCATGTTTATCGTCTCCATTTTTACAAACATATGTCATGTAAACACGATGCAGTTGATCGCAATGCACGTTTAAAAACTCATTGTATATTCTGCTCCCACCAATAATCCATAATTCGTCGTAACTTTCACAATGTGAATGCGCATGCGCATGCGCAATGGCATCGCTTATACAAGGAAATACATGACAACAACAAGACGACGTTGGTAAAGAAGTAGAAATAATAATATTTGTCCTATTTTTCAACGGTCTCCTGTTCTCTGGAATACTCAACCACGTATTTTTACCCATGAGCACCGCATTCTTTCCTGCACCCGTCGTTCGTTTGGAAAATAGTGCCATGTCGCCCTTTAAATGCGGCCACGGTAGTCCGCCTTTGAGTCCAATCCCCCCATTTCCAGTAATTGCAACCGCAATGTTTATCAACATTTTTATTTATTCTTCTATTTATTATCGTAGCCTTATTTCATAGTTTACTATATAATATTCAATTAAGTAACTATTTAGTAAAAATATTTATTATATTTTATAGTTAATGTATAGTGTGTAAAAAATGAAATTTAAATTCGAATTTATTATTTTTATTATTACCGCCGGACTCATTTTAAATACGTATTATGACGGCAAGTACTTTAAAATGGTGGAATCCGTGAATGCGAGAAAATATATAAAAATGGCAACCATTGGATTTTTCGGACTGTCCATGTACTTGTTCATGAAAAAAAACCCAGAAAATTCACACAATATTATGCAACACGCCAACGAATTTATTAAATACATGCCAATAAGTCGCGAATCGGCCGACATGCTGACGCCGTTTTTCGATATGACAAACAAGCGCGCTTTTTTTGGACAAGGGGAACAAGGAGGTAATTCTGCAAATGGTGAAGATGATAGCGGCTGGACAACCCGGCGACAACAAAACAGCGTCAACAAAATAATGACCTCTGGTAAAACTGGCGGCTCCGGCACCGGACCCACAAAACGCAGCGTAAGCGAATCTAAAAAGAAATTTGTCGCAGCTCAACAGGGATGGAAATGCGGCGACTGCCAGCGACAACTTCCAGGATGGTTTGAAGTCGATCATAAAATACGTCTTGAACACGGCGGTTCGAATGCCGTCGATAATTTAGTGGCATTATGCAGAGACTG